CCTCGATGTACACCTTTTCCGTTGTGCCCAACGCCAAGATGTTGTCGGACTCGGTGCTGATGTAGTTGTACATCTGACGGCACACGCCCACCAAGGTGAACACACCATAGCGTAGCCAACCACCGATCTTCTGGGGAAACCCCGAATGGAACCGGATCTTGTCGCACTCGAAAAAACCCCCTTCACCAGCGTAATTAGTCTGGTCACGGTTGATTCCGGGTTTAAAAGTAATGCGCTGCAACATGGTTACACGTTCCGTTCAAAGTGGGGGCAATCCACCAAAGATTTAAAGTTGCCACCCCAACGATTTTTTGGGTTCAGCGATTCCCAATAAGCACCCAGCGGCGCAAGGACCTCTTTGCTCCAAATGATTTTGCCATCTTTGAAGAAGTTGAGGTCGATTGCACAACGCTTTAGGTGAATCGAGTTCATTGTCTTAGACCGCCCTGCTTTCACATGCAAGGCTTGCTGTTCAGGGGTACGAGCCAACTCACCACCCGTCACCATGAACCCTTGCTCGGTGGCGTACTGAATCAACTTGCAGGCATCCAAGAGGAATGCCGCCTGTTCTTGAGATAGGCTCATTCGTCTTTCCCCTTTCTGCGCATCTCCATGACTTTTTCGACGGTGCGCCCGCCAAAGTAAGCAGTCATCACGAGCATGCCCCACTGCCCTAACAGGGCAACATAGGCTTCATTGACCTCAATACCTGCGGCGCTCAAACCCGCAAAAAGCAAATACGCCGTCAAAATGTAGACTAGCGTGGCAGGGCGAATGTTTTTAGACAACATAGAGTCCGAGGCCATGTCAGCCTTCCAACGCTCAGAGACGTTGTTCTCTTGATTAGCCTGCGCCGCCAGCAATGCTTCTAGTTCTTGCTGTTCAAGTTTGGCTTTCTCAATGCCCAACTCCAGTAGCCGCTCTTCGTGGTCGTACTGGAGTTGACGGAGTTTTTCGACTTCTTGAGGGGTCGGGTTGTCTGAGATTTTTACCCCAAGGGTTTTCTCAACAACCTCCTTGCCTTTGGCTTGGATTGCACTGGAGAGGAGGTTTAGACCACTCTCCGCTAACGTACCAAGCAGTGCGCCTACAACGGGTACCATGTCTACCTCCCAGAGGTCATTTCGCTGTCACCTTTTTTAACAGTGACTTTCTCCCCATCAACGTGAACGTGCATGGGGTCTCTGTCTGCCATACGATCCAGACGTTCGATCAGTTGCTTCATCACTTCAATCTCAGCAGGGGTCAGGTCGTAACCGCAAGCCTTGCACACCACTTCAACTTCATGCTTAGGTTGGATTTTATTGCCGACGTAGCTTGCTTCAATTAGTTGTTTCATTAATACTTTCCTTCTGCGAATACGTTTACAAATACGGTGCCGTCTTCAGCAGCTTCAATTTCGTGCCACTCACCAGCTACTAAGTTAATTGGTTGTGTGTCTTTTGTAATAAGCACTTCTTTGTCTTCTTTACGAATCCAGCATGACCCCGCGCAGCACATTGTTGCGTGTGAAAAAGTATGCTCATGTTTAGGCAAGCCCTCGCCCTTGTTGGCGTGATACACATTTACCTGTGCGCCATCATAAGTAAAAGAGTGGCGTGGGGCTATGTTAGTCATAGTGTTTGCGTGCCTTGACTTTGCGGTTGGTTTTGCGCGGCTTCTTTAACCGCATCTTCAGCGGCTTTAGCTTCGTCCCATTTAGCCTTACAAGAATTAGCCCAAGCTGGTAACTCTGTAATTGGTTGATTTTGTGGCTTTGTACCGTCGTCATTGTCTTTAAATTCAACCCAACCTTTGTCAGTTTTCCACTGTAAAGCATGTACGTCAGCAGGAGCCTCGGATAAATCTAAACCGGAAAAAGAGTACCCGTCTACATAGACAGCGCCATCAATAGGGATAATTGTTAAATTCATTTTGACTCCAATATCATAGTTTGTGCTTGCTGCGGTACACCAGCAGCGGCTAATAAAACTCTTTGACCAACTTCGTTAGCTTTAACCATTTCATTCCTAAAGGACTCTACCGCTGCACCTGTTGAACGTTGTTGCTGGCTGTTTTCAATCATTAATATAGGTAGCCAAGACATAGAGCAACCCCATTCGTCAATTTCTTTATTGCTTTGTGGGTCTTTGCCAGCAATCTTTAAGAACCACGCACACTCAAGCTGGCGGCATGGCTTAAACCCATCTAGAGGGCAGTTATTTTTAGGTTCGATTTTCATTAGTCTTTAGTCGCTCTAATAACGTCAACATACTTAACGGCCAAGTTAATCGCTGTACCTGTAAATGTAGCAGTTGCGGAGCCAGAAACTGAGTGGGTGTGTGAACCACCGCCGCCTGTTGACGTTGTTGGTAAAGTTGTGTAGTACTCTAATAACCACGGTGAAGAAAATCTTGGTGATGGAGTTTCACTACCCTTTGAGTATGTCTCTAAATTATGGCTATGACTCGGAATCTGAGTTGTTGTCAAAGTCGTAGCACCTGCACTCAAACCACTTGTATTAACTGAAATTGAACCAGCTGGTGTTTGTGACGCAAACGCAGTAGTAAAGTCTACTGAACCACCTGTACTTGCTGAGCCTGTAACAACACGTAAACCAGAGTTGTTGTAGTTTGTTGTGTCTTTAGTCCAACCAGTGGGGGCAGATGTTTGCGCAAAAATCATTACAGTACCAGCATCAAAAGCGGCGGCGGCGGCGGCCTGTGAAACCCAAACTGAACCATTTGAAGTAAGTACGTTACCTGCAGTGCCAGCACTTGATAGGCCAGTACCACCAGAACTTGCAGGAAGTGCAGTGCCAAGTGCTAAAGAGGGGATGTAATCAACCGCAGTTACAACATCAGTGCTGTTGTTGTAGACCAGTGCGGTCTTACCCGTGGGGATTGCAACACCCGTTTGTCCGGACACCTTAATGGTGACCGTCTGGTCAGTTCCGTTTTTGACGATGTAGTTTTTCTCAATTGCCGGAACGTTCAGCGTAGTCGCCCCACCGGGGGCACCACTAAGATTTAGATAAAGTGCGCGAGCATTCTGAAGAGCGTTGGTGTTTGTCAGCGTAAGCGTTTCGCTCGTGCTAGATAGGGTAATGTCTGCCTTACCAACAATGGCTTGTTCGAGCGCCGTACCAAGGTTGGTATTGGTCGTGCTACCCCACGTACCAGACTGGTCGCCCGTGCCAATCAACTCAATTTTTAACGCCGAATATATACTTGCCATTTTTCAAACTCCTATGCCGCTACCGCGACCCAATTTGGGGTTTGGCTATCATTTATAGCATTCCACCCCGGTGTCTGTCCATCGTTGATAGGCGTCCAATTCGGGTTGTCGATTGTCGCCGTACCCCCTACCAATGTTAACTGTCCTCGCGGCGGAGTAATAACTCGTGACTGAGTAACACTCGGTGCCGCCCCTACTAAACTCAATGCTACCGTTGCTGGGAACGTTACGTGTCCGCGTAGCGAAGTAGGTGCCGCTCCTGTCGCAGTCACCGCCCCAGCGTCGGGGGTAATCCGTGTATCTCTAACAATGATTGGTTCGTTCGCAGCGATTGTTGCTGCACCCGCAAGGGGGAACACATCACTGTTTCTGAATACCTCTACTGGATACCCAACAACACTAATACTGCCTGTTGACGGGACAATTACAACACCAGGCACTACTGTCGGCGCAGCACCCGCGAGTGTGGCTGACCCTGCATCCGGCGTAATTACCGTACCGCCAACTACTACACTAGGCGCAGACCCAATAAGGACCGCGCCTCCGGACGGCGTTACCACCGTCTCTCTTACCAATGTTGGCGCATGACCTGTTACAGTCAAAACACCCGCATTAGGTATTGCTACATGCTCCCTAATAGTTGTAGGGGCTGCTCCGGCTAAAGATACTGAGCCAACTGCCGGGGTGATGAAGAAGCCAATCCTGACTTCAGGTGTTACACCTTGGGTGACAACCGCACCGGCTTGAACCTCAATAATCGTTCCAGAGACAACTATCGCTGGAGCCGAACCAACAATTACTGCACCGCCACTCGGCGTAACAACCGTATCTATTACCGCTGCTGGCGCACCACCAACAATGTTTACTGCACCTGTAGCCGGTGTAATGAACGTCGAAAACGACAGTTCAGGTGCTACACCTTGTACAGTCAACGACCCTGTCGCCGGGGTAATAACTGTGCCGGAGACTACGTTAGGCGCTGAACCGTTACCAACTCCAATGGCTCCGCTGCCGGGGGTAATGGCTCCGCCGAGGCCCCATCCGCCTCCGCCCCACGCACCCAGACCCCAGCCACTAGCCACGGTTCACCTCTCTTAAGTAAGAGTGAACACGCCAGTAGCAGCGGGAAGAATCGTCAGAGTATTGGGAGAAGTCACAGTGAACTGTGAAGACGACAACTGGCAGAAGCACAGGAGTTTGCCTGCACCAGCACCAGTCGAGTTACGAATCACAGCGTACTTCACGTTGGTCAGCGAAGCACCGGAAGCCGTAAACGTCAGACCCACAGTCGAGTAACTAAACTTTTGCTGTTTAGCCGAAGCACCAACAGTCCAAATACCTGTTGCCGGAACTAGATTCTTACCACCAGTGGTGTATCCACCAGTTGCAGAAATTTCGTTGGTCAACGAGGCGTAAGTGCTAAGAGTAAACGTAGATGCGTTACTGGCAGATTGAGCCAAAACCATTTTAAATACACCAGCGCCAAGAGTAATCGTGCCATTGCCGATATACTTTTTGGCTTGGTTGTACAGTTGCCACACAGATGCAGCCATTTTAAATCTCCTTTAAATCAGCGCAGGATGCGCCAGTTTCCAAAATATGACGGAGCAACCCGCCACGAACATCCAACTCGATTTCGTCACCCATCATCCTAATCAAGTCGATGAACTCTTGCGCCTGTGACACCATCCAAGGGTGGCACTGGAAAATCTTACCTCCAACATTCACCGGAACTACCGGCTGGTTGTCATTCTCTTTTTGTTCATAAGCGTGGTGTTTATCTCCATCCAAACAAGAATCGCACCCAAAAATATGAAACCGCTTAAACCCTAACATTCTAAAGAGAGGGAGTGTTCGTAGCAATACAGTAGAACCCCCCGGAACAGGGTACCAACGCTCATACTGATTTGCCAAAATTTCGTTAATGATTTCAGCACTGGTGTGCCAAATGTACGTCTGCTCTTTAGGGACCTTTGCAAAAACACTCGGGTCACATTGCGATGCAATAAAGTACTTGCACTCAGGAATGATGGGGTCAACAAAACGATTGTTGAACTCCCGTGCATCCACCATCACCATTGCAGAAGGGGTGATGCCATTATCAATGCAGTACTTGTAGGCGTTGTTGATGGTGATAAGTTTTACGCCGTCCTCACGAAGCCGACGAATCTCATCAATGTTTGCCGCAAGAGAGGGACCCCCACCCACAATCATGACCTCTACATCATTGGTCGGGTGAGGTTGAATCTGTTGAAAGCCAAGTTGAATGTTGTGCTTGACGTTCTCTTTGATTTGCTCTTCGCTGGTATTGATGGTGCCACGGTCTACAAACTCAGTCCCAGACATCCATGCTGAGACGTAGAAGTAAGCGTAGCCGTTGCCTTCTTTAGACCAGTGAATCATGCACTTACGCTCAGTGAACTTTTTAAGCCACCACTCATAAGGATGCACACTCAAATGCAGTTTGTGCCCGAGCAATTTGCCCATTTGGTCGTCTTCCGTAGCAATCTGGAAGAACACATGCTGGCAAGCGTCGAGGCAGTTGTCTAGCACACGGTCTACATGGTGTGGACGAATATGCTCCATCACATCCGTGCAAAAACCATAAGCCGCTTTTACATCAAGCGGCTGGGATAAGTCATGCTCTTTAAAGCGCATAGCATGGCTTTGGGTTTCCAACATTGGTCGAATGTCTGGGTCTAAGCAATTATCTGCAAAGTCAACCATCGTGACATCCAACCCACCAAAGAAAGCGAGGTTGAGCGCCCCACGACCCGTGCCGCAGCCAAGGTCAAGAACGGAAGCACCACGAGGAGGTTTAGCCTGCTCTAAAAAGTCAAAAGCAGCACCTTCCCCCGGAGCCACTTTACGGTACTCAGGACGCTCCCACATCATTTTGTAGAGGTCCTTTTCCAAAGGACGAGCGTTTGACACCGAAACTACGGGGGCTTTTCCTATGATGCCTGTCAGGGCTGTACTCATCTGTTCTCCTTAATTCAACCTTATAAGCGCCGAGTCTGCACTGTTAACAGGGAACTGCACAGTGAAGGTCGTCGTGGAAGTTTTATCTGAGCCAAAATCCAACACACAAATGGCGGTGCCGTTGTCCTTGTAAATCAAAGCACCACGCGCAGTTATTGCTGCACTCCAACTAGTGTCTCCAAAATCAACATAGGACACGCCACTAGGGCTTAGGGCAACGGTGGGGGTAAGAATGTTACCCCCAGCAGAATAACCAGAAGCCACCACTTCACCTGTTGTGGTGTACTCTGTTGTAGACGCATTTAACGTTGCCGAGTTGTCGTACAGAGCAATCTTGATGGTGTCCACCAAAAAGTCCACATCGCCTTTGAACAAGGCTTCCTTGAACGAGTTGCAGGTGAAGTTTCCTTGGAATGCCATTTATTTCACCGGATACCTAACTTGACCAGAACGATAAGCGTCTTGACGGTCTTTACCATCGCCAAGTTGTTTAGCCATTGCAAAGGCTTCGTTGTATCGGTCTGTGTAATTTTTAAGAACATCCGCATCCGACTTCATGTAGGCTGCGGCCTCCAGTAACGAACCATAGAGAAGCAACGAATCAAAGTTGTTCCCTAGCCAAGTAGTACCAGCAGTTGTGATGGATGTTGGGTAGTAGAAGTAATGCAACTCCATACTATACGAAGCATCAGGGGTTGGCCCCAAGATGAACGTGTTCTCATCAAAAATTGCATAGTGCGTAGGCGCACCCGTGGTTGCTGGGTATGGGAAGGCTTCACGAATGAAGTTCACATCCTTGTTCAGCAGGTACTCATAACTTCCATCCGCATTGATGCGAGCCAACGAATAGGTTGCAAGCCAATCGGCTGGCGCTCCAAGATACTTATTCCCGCTGGTAGCACTACCTGTCACATTTTTGCGCAACGCAGGAAATTGAATCGAGTTGTAAATCCGTTGCTCGGCCTGTTGAACAAACCGTGCAATTTGCTCGGCGGACGTAAGCCCACCCGAACCCACAGCCTGTGGGAAGTCGTTTTCAGAGTACGCCTTTATGGCTGCGGACAACTCAGCGTAGTTCATGCAAGTTTCTTACTGGAATGCGTGCCCTTGGTAGCGGCACCCGTACCACGGGTTTTTACCGTCTGCGTGTTCGGCACATTGTTAGGGTAACCGTTGTTGTTCGGAACAATCGGCACTTGCTTGACAGGTTTGCTTTGCATATCAGCCTCCACGCTTATAGGTAAACGAAGACTTTTTCTGGTTGGCGACTTTAGCCAAGCCACGTCCCAGAGTCTTCATTTGCAGGTTAGTCTTGCCGCCTTTGGCGTAGCCTTTGCCGTGCATGCGCTTCTCGTGCGCTTTGACTTCGGCCTTCGCCACTTTCTTCATGTCATCTTTCATGATCCACTCCTAAGTTGTTACTACTGCCACAGTACCCAGTGTAATGCTTAACGCCAGATTGTTGGGTGTTAATCCAGCATCGTTTGCCCTCGACCCACCAACAGGGGCATACCCCCACTGGAAAATCCGACTACCCCCAGATGGCATACCAAAGGCATCGGTTGCGTCTGGGTCAGGCGGGTTAAGGTTCTCGACTTGGGTTCCATTAAGACCCGCCTGCAAATACGAATTGTCCCGGCGTGGGTTTTGCAAAGCCTGCGGGTCGTATACCGGATACATACCCAACTGCAACTGCGGCTGATCGGGTTCGAAACAAGTTGGACATACAAGCAAATTGATG